ATAAAAGAGGATGTAAAACCATCCGATGCCGTTACAAGAGCCCAGATTGCCCTATGGCTTTCGAGAGCTGCGGGTTATGGTAAACTTGTAGACTCGGATATATGCTTTATATTACCGGCAAAAGATAACAATGACCTTGATAAGGAAGTTAAAAACAGCATAGCGATAGTAACCGCGCTAAAGGTAATGGATGTAAAAGATGGAGAATTCAAACCCTACGATTTGCTGACATTTTCTGATTTCTGTGCCATAGTATATAATGCCATGAAAAATATGTAGCCAAAATTATTATGGGGCAGTCTTTAGACCGCCCCATAAGGTCCAATTGTGTTCATATATACTTTACAGTCCCTTTCCCAACGTTGCTTTAAATCTTTTACCCTGTTACCGCTTACTCCTTTGTTTATAAACCTGATGTTTTTTGAAGGATGTGCAGCTGATATCCACGATGCAGTTATCATAGGATAACCCAGGCCAAGGTCAGCAACGTTGTTGTAATCTCGGCCTGCGTCGGTTACACTGCCATCTTGAAACAGCATTACTGCGTTATCTTCTATAAGCATGTTAAACTCTCCTAGTATAATATGTATGGATGTGAAACTTAAAAAAGGTGGTGAAAGGTGATTCTCAATTTTTGGATTTACAAAGATTTACACGCCATGGGGTCCATGTATAGCTTATTATTGTAAGGTGAGAAAGCAGCTTGGAATTAAGTGAAATTTGACTATGGAGCTGTATTAGATAGTTAATCCATCCTCGTCATCAATACTACTGACTCAACGTGGTCAGTAAATTGAACTAAAATTATTTTGCTTTACTCACTTTTATTTATTATTACCTGTAATGCTTGAAAATCAAGGGTTTTGAAGGAAACTGTTTTATTTATTATTATTTATTGTTACTTATTATATTATATAAAAATGTCCTCACCGTTGGCAATTCGTAGACAATGCCAACATAAAAAGATAAAAAAAAGAACCCACACCAGGTAGAAGGTGTGGGTTTATCACTTTAATTTGTTGTTATAAAGGCATTATATCCAGCAGCTTTTAATTTTGCCATCATAGCATTTGCATTTGCTTTCTGACTGTAAGCCCCAACTTGAACTTTATACAGTCCACCAATTTGAACAATATAAGTATCAAAGCCTTTCTTTTTCAATTCTGCTGCAAGCTTATCAGCATTTGTTTTTTTACTGAAAGCACCAGTTTGAACCCTGTATAAAACCTTTGAAGTATTATCTTCTTTGGGCTTATCTTTTAAGCCATCCAGGAAGTTTTTCCAGCCATTTGGTGTTTTTCTAATGGTGTATGGGCAGTTCTTTCCACTCCAATCATAATGTTGTTTTATGTTCTCAATAGGAATGTTGAATTCAGCCATCAATTTACGAACCAGCCATTGGGCATTTTGAACAGCTTTTTCAAAATTACCATCCGAATTAACGCAAATTTCAATTCCGATACTTTGACGGTTTCCAGTTCCACTTCCACCATCCCCAGCATGCCAACCATTTTCATTTAATGGAAGGTGCTGATATATTTCAGTGTCATCCACTGTAAAATGCCAGGAAGCAGGTCTATTGGCTGCATCATCTGACTTTATATATTTAGCATGTGCTTTTGCATTTGCACCCTTACCAAAAGAACCTGTTTCATGAATGGTGATATATTTAGGTGTCATTGGGTATCCAGGTCTGTTCTTTCTTCCTTTAGGAATAAAATCTTGGATAATTTTAATACTCATTTTGTTCATCCTCTCCTTTGGTTTGTGAACCAACCCTTGCAGCATCAACCATTCCTTCACCTATGATGTAGGCAATTAAAACTGCACTTGCAGAAATAACTGATGCCACTTGTTCAATGGTCAAGTCATTAGCCCCAAAAGCAACCATTATTGCAGTAACAAAGCCTGTAACTGCTGCCCAAAACTTTCTACTTGTCAACTTTTGTTTCCAGTTAATCTTCACTGTTTTCACCTTCCTTTTTAACTTTTGATTTTTTGATACTTGAAAGCATCCATAATTCACCCGTTGTGAAAGCAAACCAGCACCCAATCAATGTCATTGGTTCACTTCCAGTTTGTAAAAACACATATAAAACCGCAGCAGTGAAAAGAATGTTCAAGAGAATTACCACTGTTACAATGAATTTGGAAAACCTGTTTTTCTTTCTCCTGATTCTTTTATTCACTCAAATCACCGCCCCGTTTATACTTTTCAAGTGTGTCAATTCTTTTGTGGGCTTGCTTTGCCGATTCTTCAACTTTGATAAGCCTTTCCCTGGATTCCTTCATATCATTTTTAACATTGGTCATTTCATTTTTTATTTCACTGATTCCAATGCCAATGTTTTCAAGTTTAACAATGACTGTGGTCATTTCAGTAGCATCTTTTTTATCATCAAGTTTTTGGTTTCTTCTTAAATTTGAAATACCAGCAAAAATGCCAAATGCTACTGACACACCTGAAATTAATAGTGCTACTTCAATTGTCAAACACACCACTTCCTTTCATAATAAAAATGAACCCCTTAAGAAGCCCAAATTTGACTTCTAAAGGGGTTTTATCTTTTAGGTATATAAATGTATTAGTTATTCAGAAACAATCACATCTGCATAGCCTTCTGCTGACAGCAGGGCATCTGCATCCGCTTTATATGGTGCGTATAATGAAGTTTTTATGAAGTAAGCCCTATATTTTTCTTGACCTTTTTCAAGTGAAACATCTGCTGCCCTTTCAATTATCGTTGCAATAAATCTACTCATTGGAACATCCCCCTTTCTACATCATTAAAGATGGAATCACTTCTGACATAAGAGTGTCCAGGGTTTCTAAAAATGTTTCATTCTGTTCTGACAGTAATTCAATGTATTCATCTTTTTCATACTGAATCATGTCATATTCATAGCCAATGAATTCATTTTCTTCACCAACATTTTCACTGACTTCAGTAATGTTTTTATGAATCCATACACTGAATTCATCAATAACCATGGGTTTTGGGCTTATTGTGCTTCTTACCCTTCCATAATCCTTCATTTTAATCCACCTTTCTTTTAACATATTTTTCATAATAATCCTGTGCAAATTGTTCAATAGGCTTAATGTACTTTTGACTTAATCTATAACTATCACACCACTTCAGCCAACCTTTATAAGAATTAATTGAACACCATTCAGAATAATTCAATTCTTGACCATTTAGCCTTTTCTTGTTGATGTTTCGCATTTTTCGCTTAAAGCTTTTACAAGTTGATTTCCGAAGTAATGTATAGTTTAAGAAAACCCTGTATCCAACAAAATCAATTCCCCTTATAAATGTAAGAAATACCTGCCAGTTTTCTTTGATGGTAAGATTTAATTTATTTCTTAAATATTCATCAACTTCTATTTTTAATTTGTGAAGTTCTTCCTTACTGCTTCCCAGGATTACAATGTCATCCATATATCTGAAGTAATACTTCACTTTCTTGACTTCTTTAATCCAATGGTCAAAAGAACTTAAATAAAAGTTGCCTGAATACTGTGAAAGATAATTTCCAATAGGTATTCCTACATCACCAGGTGTTGAATCAATGATTTCATCAAGCAACCATAATAAATCTTTATCTTTGAAAATTCTTCTATATTTTGCTTTCAAAATATTATGGTCAATTGATGGATAATACTTTTTAACATCAAGCTTCAAGCAATATTGTGTTCCTGGAACATCATTTTGAATTGCAGCTTTTAATCTTTTTAAAGCTTGATGAATTCCCCTTCCTGGTATGGCTGAATAGGTGTCTTTGGTAAAATTGTTTATTAGTATAGGTTCAATTACTTGCAGAATTGCCCATTGGCATATTCTATCAGGGAAATATGGTAATTTATATATTTCACGTTCCTTTTCACCATCTTTTTTAATAAAGATTTCATATTCGGAAGTATTATAGGTTTTATTTATAAGCATTTCTTGAAGCAACTTCAAATAATATTCTTCATCAGCATCAACCATTTTAACTTCCTTATACCATCCTTTTCCCTTCTTGGCATTCTTATGTGCAAGCCTTAAATTATCTAAATCATAAATCTTTTTGTATAAATTCCCATATCGCTTCACGTTGTCAACCTTCTTTTGTATGCACTATTGCTGAATCGTCGAACTTCAAATGAAGCCTACCAATACAGCAGTAGTTGATTTTTATGTTTTGCCAAGAGGCAGGGCAAGTAAAACTTACATTATGATTTATAGTGCATTTAGTAGCTGACTGCTGATATTCCGATTACGATTAGAAGACGTATTATTCACATTCCAATAGAAAGTACCAGTATTCGAACCATTATTCCAATTGCCACCTAATAGAGTGACTAAGAACCTGGTTTTTAATATTAGAATATCTTTTACTTGCCCATAGAAATATTAATTACTGTGGTACATACAGCAGCCGACCGCCGATAGCCCGACTACGACTAGAAGACGTAACATTCACATACCAATAGAAAGCACCAGCATTCGAACCACTATTCCAACTGCCACCCAACAGAGCGACCAAGAACCCGTTGTAATTGTGGTTTTGATAGAAGTAATCACCTACCGGTAAGTTAGATCCACCAATTACTTCTGAAGGTAAGAATAAGAAATCACAATCTTCACTGTATCCAAAGGCTGATACATAACCATTTGCTTTTGCAAGTGTGAAACCACAATTTTTATAAGGTGAGGTTTTAATATCATCAGCAAAACCACTATCAGCCCAATAAGCTTGATGGATTCCTTTTGCTTCAATATTAAGTCCATCCATCCACTTCCAAATGTTACCCCAAGGATTTTCTTCACCACGATATGAAACTGAAGTCAATCCGTTTGTTCCGGCTGCTATTCCTGAAGCATTACCTAAATTTGTGGTTGCACCTGTTAATTCACTCATATTAGTTGAACCATCATCAGTTTTATTTACAATACCCAAGCCAATCTTATCTTGTGTATTAAAGGATGCATATTCAATAATAAAAAGCATTTGGGTTACTGATGCAGATAGAACATCTGACAACTGCCATCCAGCACCCCTATTATTAGCAAGCTTTCTTGTATTTGCCCTTGTAAGGTTTTGTGTTAATCCGCTTGCTGGTTTAGCATAAGCAATGGATGAAAGCTTATCACCTGTGGAAACAGTAAAATCAGCAACCTGTTCATCAGCCAATAAATAAGCTGCTGCTGATACATCATAGATGCTGCCTTCATAGGCTGACAAGTAAATTTTATCTTTTACTACACCATTTCTGATGAAAGCAGGATGTACTTTGAAGCCAGGTTTATAAGTATCAGATACATAATATCTTGCTTTTCTCATATGGTATCCAATACTTATACTACCAGCAACCGTCTTTTCAACTGTTGCAGTAACACCAGTTGAACCACCATTAAATGTTGCAGTTGTTTTTGTACCAGGTGTATTGCAAGTAAAGGTTACTTTTGCACCAGTTCCACCGGTAGTCCAACCAGTATAAGTTGCATTTCTAATTTTTGCTGCAACTAATTCAGGTGTGTTATCTGTAGCAAAAACTGAAACTGTGAAAGCCACACCATCAAGTGTAATGGTCAAATTCCCATCTGCTGTTGCCCCTGCTGTTACTGTAAGAGTATTCACTTCAACATAATCAGGTATTTTTTCAAGTTCCAAAGGAACAACCTTATAATAGAATTTTGGTTGTTCTACCATAACCTGAACTATTGTTCCAACCGGATAAGTAACTGAATTCTTTTTAATTTCAACTGTTGTCTTACCGGTTTCACTGTACCCAGGTTCACCATAATAAGCAAGAACCTTTCCATCATCAGTTACAATGCATCTTTTTCTTCCACCAAAGGCTTTAATTGAATCAAAGTCAGCACCAGGATTTTTATTTACTGCACCGGCAAGCCTTGTAAATTTTTTATTTTTAAAATCAGCTTCAACACCAACAATATCATCATCTGTATAACCAATGAAGCCTTTTATATCAGATATTTCAGCTTTAACCATATTCAAATCAGTAACTGTTGCAACTGCATTTGGGTCAACATCAATAGTAACATTTGTAGCATTTGAAACAATAGTAATTAAATCAATCAATATGCTGGATGCACTTATTCCATTGTTTGGTGGTATCCAGTCAGCTTGGTTTGCAGTGGTTATTGAATATAAGATTTCGCCTTCATCAGGGTCATTGGCATATAATCCGATAACCCTTAAATAGTACCCCGTTGAAAGTTCTGCATTGGTAAAAGCACCACTTACTTTTACCGCAACATCATTAATTCTTGAAACACTTGAAACAAGAGTTGTTTGTTTTACACTTGATAAGCTTGTTAATCCTTCAAAATTTGTTCCCACAGGATATTGATAATCTGAAGTACGAATTCTTGTGAATTGCATACTTGCACCTGAAGCAACTTTTGCCATTAGTGCATGACCTTTTGCAGTGATAATTGTACTATTAAAACTACCCATTTAACTTTCCACCTTTCTTTATTAAGATAATTCATATTGCATGCCAACAATTGAAACATTGGCAGTATAAGCTTCACCATTTATGCTTTCATTGGTCACAATATCATTTGAAATTTCATATTTTAATGAATTGCTTGCAACTGATGCAGCATATAGTTCTGATGAAATTGAAAATTCACCTTTTATATCAGAAGATAAAACATAATGAATGCTTTCAGATAAAGCAACACCAAGATATAAAGGTGTTTCATTTCCACCATACAAAACATTGTGTAAAATAATAATCAGGTTACATGGAAGCATTGTTGTTAATACATGATTTAGTTCATCAATGCCCCCATATACCCCAATATGGGTTTCAAGCTGAATTTTATATTCATCATTTATAAGAATGATTGAATAGTTATCTTTACCACAAATAGAATCAAGTTTTACCAACAATGTTTTCCATGTATATGGAATTTTATCATTCCATCTTGAAAGAACCCTGAATTTTCTTGCTTCCAAGGTATCATTTGCAGATGGTTTGATTTTTAAGATTGCTTCATATCTTTTAATTCCTTCAAGGTCACAATCTTGAATAAAAATGTTTTTTAACACCTGTTCAGATGTATCAAATATCTGTTGAAATTCAGGATTTTCAATATCCATGATGCTTTTATATTCTTTGTATCCTTGAAGAATTGGTGGTAAATATGAAATTAAGTCAGCAGTTCTTTTCATACTGAAATCACCCCTAGTACAGGAATTTCATATTCACCAAGGGTTAAATTCTGTGCTAAATTATTAATTTTGGTATTGGCTATATCCACAATACCTTCAATGGCTAATATCCTTGTTTCAATTTGTGATATTCTCACTATCAGTTGTGATTGGTTAGCCCAATCTTTTCTTAATTCAAGAAGATATGCTTCTATTGCAGCAATAACTTCTTCCTGAACATTATTCCAGGCATAACCTTCATCAAAAGTCAAGTTAGTTGAAATATTTATGGTCACTTCATTTACTGTATCAACTGTTACGATATGACCTATTGGTGCAATTCCATAACCTTTCCCTGAATAACCAACAGGGTCAATTTCATTCTGAACAGTTTCAATTAATGTTGAACTTGCTTTGTTAAATTCTGAATTTAAGATTGTAAGTTTTACCGTTCCACCGCCATTCCAAACAGGTGTTACTTTAGTTGCACCAACACCGGCAATGGCATTGGTTTTCTGTATATAGTCCTGTTTATTTCCACCATATGCTTTCACATTAAAAGTATCAAAATACCTTGTCCTTAAATCCTCTGTATCTTCTTCATCTTCCCCAGGGATAAGAATTTCAACAAGTTCTGCTGATGTAAGCCCATCAATATAATCAATTGGAATTAATGAACCAAAATGTTGATTCCCTACAATTCCAGCAGTTTCACACTTTAACTTGAATACACCGTTTGAAATTTTTTCAATAACTTCATAATTCAAATCATCTAATGAAAACCTTGAACCAATTGGAACATCAATATTAAATACACCTTTTAAAATTGCATTAGTTGCTTCATAAGGATAAATACCTCTTTCAGCACACCGCTTGATAAGATATTCCCTTGTCGCAGTATCAGCAAAAGCTTCATTTAAAATAGCATCAAATTCAATATACATATTCTGAAGTTCTACCGCAGCAGGTGCAAGGGCATTATATATTATTGAACCTTCCCGTTTATCAATATTGTTTGGAACTCTGTCAAGCATTCTTTGAAGGATTACTTCATAAGTAATATTTTCATACATGGTTATATACTCACCACCTTTTCTGCTTCAACATCACCATATATTGTGTGTACTGTAAAAGTCGCATGAATTTTTCCTTTGTTTACTTCAAAAGAAAAGTTATCAACTCCAAGTATTCTTGAATCTTGAACCAATGCTTCAGTAATTCTTCTTTTGAGTTCAGGAAGAACGAAGGGTATTGGTTGACCATATAAGTCATTTAATTCAATACCATAATTCCAGCTATAAATTAGATATTCATATCTTTCAATGTTCAAAATTAAATAAATTGCTTGTTTCATGGCTTCAAGGTCATCAACATACCCAGCAATTGTTGAATTATCCAAGTCTAATTTGTAAGTATGCGAAGTTTCTTCTTCAATTTCAAAGTCCTTTTGTAAATCATCATTTACCGCTGGAAGCATTAAATCACCACCCTATCTAAAACAATATATTTTTGCCCACCCTGAACCCGAAGTAATATAACTGACTCACCAACTTTAAGCCCCAGATGAACTTTCATGGTCTTTTTTCCTTTGATGTCATGTTTATGGGTTTCATTAGATGTTGAACTATCACCTGGTATAGTATGATTATGGGTATGTTCTTCAGTTGAATGGTTTAATGTCATATCGACTTCAATATCTCTTACCAGGCTTGTTAAAATTAAGTGTGAAGCATCCAATGTCAATCTTTGTTCTACATTTATTTTTAATGGGTTTATGCTGGTGACTGTGCCAAACATAATTGCACAAGGGTTTGAAGTAGTAACCGCTTCAATAGCAGCTTGCTTTATAATCTCAATTAAATTAGGCACTGAAGCCACCCCCTCTTAATGTCAAGTTCATCATGTGTTCATCATTTTTGAAGATATGTTGCACCTTTTCAACAAGCATGAAATTTTGAACATTTATATCCCCCAAATTAAGCTTGACAGGAAGGGAACAGCCAGCACGAACCCTGACATCACCAAAAGCATTACTGATGGTAAGATTACGAGTTTTTCTATTGTATAGTTGAAGCAGGGCATCAGCTTTTGCTTTACCGTTTACCTTGTCATCAATGTTTTCAAAGTATTGCAACACCCCCCAATTATTTATATTTCTTGAATCCTGGGCAATGTAAATTTCCCTTTTACCAGTTTCATTATTTTCATAAGAAAGCTTTATTTTGTTGTATGTTTCACCATCAATTGTGGATGTATATTTGTAGTTTTCAGCAGTTTCTTCATCAATCAACAGGTTTAACCTCATAGATTCCACATTTTTTAAGGTCAATTTTCCAAAATCATCATATAAAACATACATTTTTCTTCTGTTTTCCAAGGTTATATCCAGGGCATTTTGAATAATATCAAATAAACTTTTGTTGTCCTCTATCCTGGAAGCAATCTTAAAACCTGTATCTTCTAAAACTCCAACACGAAGATTGAAATCTGCTGCAATCATTTCAATTAGTTCAGAAGCAGTCTTATTGCTATAAATATAAGTGTCCTTATTCTTCAAATATCTTAATTGGTCATAAGCTGTAACATTGATAATGTTTTCTTTATCCCGCTGCTTCTTAAATACAAAGCCATAAAATATATTTGTGCCATTAACCCTTAACCTTACAGGGTTCCCTTCTTGAAAATCAATAATAGAATCTCTTATAACAGAAAAAGTCAACTTTCCAGGTTGACCTTTCCTTTCTGTTTCCCATCTTATTTCATCCTGAAGAACAGGTTGAAACACTCTATTTCCATTTTGAATTAAAAGTTCAATCATATCACCACCTGCCCTTTAACTTGGCAAAGTCAAAACTTGACCAGGGTAAATCAAATTGGGGTTTGATATTTTATTCTTATTCAAGTTATAAATTTCAGTGTATCTATTACCATTCCCCAAATATTTCTTTGCTATTGCCCATAGAGTATCCCCCCGCTTAACAGTATAAGTTTTCAACTTTGGGGCAGTTTCAGCAGGTCTTGGTTTTTGAACAGTTGCACTTGCCACTTGAACCGCTGCTTGTTGCTGTATTTTAATATTTACAAGCTTGGTTCCATAGTCCTTATATTGCTTTAATTTAACAGAAACCTTTAATTCCTGCCCATCCAAAGCATCTTCTTTAATCCTGTAATCTTCCAAGGAAACTTTGATGTTAGTATCAAATAAAAGCTTCCTGGAAGGGGAAACCCTTGAACAAATAAATTGAAAAGGCTTTTTACTGGTCTTTAGCTGCTCAAACTTATTCAAATAAAAATCAGCAGCCTTAAAACCACTTGGATATATTGCATAAGGATACTTGACATGTGGAATAACCGCTTCAAAGCTTATATCAGTAAGTCCAGCATCCTTTAACATATTCACTTCACCATCATTTATTAGATTGATGGTTTTATTTTGATTTTTTATTTTCATTTCTAATTTGGAAGGTGTGACAGGTAAGGCAACACCATCCAAATACATTATATATGCCATTACTCATGCACTCCTTCCGCTGCAACTTGCATTGTTTCATAAAGTTTTTCTTCAAGGTAATTTACTACTCCATCTAAATCCATGTTGGAAGCAATATTTGCATTTATTGGTGCATCAATTCTGATTTCAGCAGTGGTGAACCTATTAATTACTTCTTGTTCGGCTATATCCCTTAAATATTTCAATTCTTCTTCAGTTGCATCCATTGAATCTTTCATGGCTGCTGTATTAAGTGCTGTGCTATCAACACCACTATAAATACCATCAAGTTGATTTCCAAGTTCATAAGCATCCAATGTTCTTGAAGCATCACCCAAGATGTTTTTCAGATTTATGCTTTCTTCAAACTTTTCACCAGCAGCATATCCATATTCCCAGGCTTTACCGTATTCAAACCTGTCTAAATATAATGAACTGGTGTCCAGCCTTGGAATTTGTATTTTAGCTTCACCAACCAGGTCATCAACTGCACCTTTAAGTCCACTTCTCCAACCGCTAACAGCTTCAGCAAGATTGGAACCAAATATGGCATCAATGGCTTTAGCAATACCCTGTAAAATACCAAGAACAGCATCAGCCATTCCAGCAAATAATCTTACTATGGAACCTATTGGGTCATTAAATACATTTGCTAAAAATTCAGCTACCGTTGCAATAACATCCCAAATAGAAGCAGCAACATCAACAATTAAGTTCCACAATCCAAGAAATAGGTTACCTATAAAAGCAAGTGCTACCATAAAAGCACCCACAATAATTCCAGTTGCACTTACTGATGTTCCCGCAAAATGATTTACTGCTGCAACCGCTGCATAAAACAAAGCTATTAAAGCAATGATTAAAAGTATAATCCAAGTCAATGGGCAAGCATATAAAGCTGCATTAAGTCCATGCTGGGCTACCGTTGCAGTAAAAGTTGCACCTGCCTGCATCATCTGACTTGCTGCTGCAATTTTAGCCTGTATTCCTTGAATAGCAAGTATTGCATTGGTAATAAGGGCAACTGCATTATAAGCTATGAAAGCACCCACAATTCCCCAAACAATAGGTTCAAGCCATGACCAATTATCAGAAATTACACCAGCAATTGAAGTTATGATGTCAAATAGTTCCGCTGCCACCGTTGCAAGAATGACTATTCCATTGATAAGATTATTTATCAAAATATTAAACCGTTCACTATTTCCGATTTCATTCATTCTTTGCAATACTGGTTGAAAAGCCATTAAAGCTTCATTCTTTATCATTGTCCAAATTTGGGCAAAGGTCATTGGCATACTTTCAAATTGCTGATTAATTTCTTCTGTTGCACTTAATACTGCATTTTTTACAATATCAGCAGTAATTTGACCTTCCGCTGCCATATCACGAATTTGACCAATGGGAACATCCAAGTAATCAGCAATAGTTTGAATAATATTAGGTGCTGCTTCAAACACTGCATTAAGTTCTTCCCCACGAAGAACACCTGAACCTAAAGCCTGTGTCAATTGTAAGCTTGCAGAAGCCATTTCCTGTTGTGAAGCACCAGCAACTACAAACATTTTATTCAAGTTTTCAGCAAATGCAATTGTTTCAGCATTAGAAGCAAAAGCATCCCCAGCCCTCAATCCAAGCTTTGCAACAATATCAGCAGTATCAGCATAAGAAGCCCTTGACCTTTGGGCAGATTGGAATATCATATTTTGAAGTTGTTCAGTGGTTTGAAGTCCATCATTTATCATATTAAGTCTTGCTGTTGTTTGGGTTATTTCATCCGATAAGCCAATAATTTGCTTTGCACCTAAAACAGCACCAACAGTTGCAGCAATCTTCATAAATTTACTATGAAGTCCACTTGCAGCAGTTTGACCATTTCTTATTTCATTATTAAATTTTTGTTGCTGTTCATTGGCTTGCTTAATTTCCCGTTCAACTTCATCAAAGGCAATTTCAGCCTTATTTAATTGTTCTCTTGCAGCCTGGATACTACTTGTATCTATTGCATTACTGGAAGCCCTTTGCATTGCTTCAAAGCTTGAAATAGTAATGTTTAGTGCATTAGTGATGGCTTTCAACCCTGGTGACATTCCATCATAAACTTGAATTGCAGTTCTGATTGTTGCCATGTTCTCACCTACCTTTCAAATAGATAACAGGATGGTCATTGTAAACAACCATCCTGTTACCTTTTCTTTCTTGTGGGCTTCTTAATCTGTTTTTCCCGCTTTTTATCTTCTTCAACTTTGATTTCTATTGCTGCAACAATAAAAGCCCTTTCTTGTCTATCAAGTGCCAAGAATTGAGAAGGAAGCATATTAAACTTGTGAAGGCAATAGTAAGCAATATTTGCTTCAAAATCGCCTTCTTTTATGAGTTTTTTGCTTCATCAACCGCTTCTTCAAAGCTTACTTCAAAACCATTGATTTCTTGAATCTTGGTCAGGTAATCGGCATATTCCCCAGGTGTCAACATGGTTTTAAGCAATGTATCTGCACCCATAACCCCATAACTATCCTGAAGTTCTTTGTCATGAAGGTTTGGGAAAACAGTGCAAGCTACCGCTAACTTTCCAAGATATAAGTTATAGTCAACTTCCTGTGTATATTGATTTCTTTTACCAGGAATGGGAACCCTTTTAGTGCAGGATTTTCTTAAAGCTTCATCTTCTGTTGAAGTAATACAACGAATTTCCCAAGGAATAGGTTCCCCTTTTTCATCAACAAATCTTTTTGAAACAACATGTTTCACATTCTCAACTTTCAAGGCATTTTGTGCCAAAAATGCTGAAAGATTACTCATCCAACATCATCCTTTCTTTATTATCTCATTCCAGGAAGCATATTAAATTTTTCAGGAATTTCAAAGTCCTCAAAGGTGAAGTCCAATGTTTCATCCAAATAATCTGCATCAGCGTCAAACTTGGTTAAAATACCACCATCAATGTTGCAGTCTTTCAAAATTACCGTTTGTCTGCCAACTGAACTGGTTGGGTCTTCATTGGTTACCTGAATATCAAAGTAAATATCTTCACCAGTGTTCTTATACCTGTAAAGCAATTCCCTGAAAATACTGGTGTTATAGTGGAAGGTTGCAGTTCCTGTTCCTCTCCAACCAGTGCTTTTATTACCCCTGCCTGTTTTACCCAAAATGGGAACTTCTGTTTTTTGCTTTTCAAAGGTTGCTTCCAGGTCAATTGCTTGCATGAAGTTATATCTATTACCATCAATGGTAACAAAACATTCAGCTAAAGAAGCACTGACAGCATCTTTTGCCTTCATTGTATTCATCTATTAACACCCCTTTCCTTATTGAACCACAACAGTCATGTATAATTGTGACATTGCATTTACTGGTGTAACCACATCATTTACAACAACAGCCTTTTTAGTATCACCTTTTTCAACTGTTACCTGGTCAGGTTCAAAGTTTTCAATTGCCCTGATGCTTTGAAGTTGCTGATGATGGGTTACAATGTCATTCCAAAGGCTAATTCTTCCTGATTCATCATTGGGAACATTGCCCAGGTATTTAGAATTAAACAATGCAGCAATATCATTTGCAATTTGGTCAAGAACCCTAATTGTCTGATTACTACTAAAATCACTGGATTTTTCATCTGTAACAGTGATGAAGGTATTTATATCTTCAAGCACTCTTACATTATCACCCACCTTATGCAGGATGAACTTACCGCCAAGAATGGCAGCTTCCAGTTCAGATTGGGTGTAATCAGTATCAACAGTAAATTCCCCATCATATAAGCTATTGGTCAAGCTTCTGTTTACTGGGCAACCAGCTTCAGCCCCTGTTACCCAATACACCAAAGAAGATTCAGGAACACCTTCATCAAGAACTTTGTTTTCAACTGAAATAACTCCTTCATAATCAGCAGGGGTCTTATAAACAACAGTTTGAAATTTTATTCCAACTTCATCCCTCATCCTCTTTGTAAACTGAACCACTAAATTTATAATAGGTTCTGTTACTGATAGGCAGCCAAGGGTATTGAAGCTATAAGATTCAATTGCATCCAGGAAGTCTTGATATTGAAGTCCAGTTATTGCATCACCATTACTGCCTGAAGTAAGAGGTAATCCAGCAGTTGGGTTTATATCAACATTCTTCTTCCATACCACCCAATCATTATCAATCAGGTTATTAGTATTTGGAAGAACAGTTTGCTTGTCAACAAGCCTTGTTCCAACATAGGTTGAAACATCAACTTTAGTTTCATCATCAATATTGGTTGCTACAACAATTTTAATATCATTGCCCCTTACACCTTTATATTTTGCAGTGCAATAAGTGTTTTCAGCAGCAACACCATTATTCATCAGCTTATAGAAATGACCAGTATGAATGTTTCTGAACAAATCCCTTAACCCTTTAAGCTTTTCATGGTCATAAGGATAACCAAAATATTTCATTGAATTCTTCTGAAATTCTTCTGATGTCACTGTAAACACTGCATCATCAACACCCCAATCCAATTCCAGGGCTAATGCTGCAATGCCCCTGTCAGAAAGGGTTGCTGATGCTCTTGCTGCACTGACAAAATTAATGTATGTGCCAGGCAACACTTTATTTTGAGTGACAAAAGTTCCACCACCAAGTGCCATGATTATTTCACCTTGCCTTTCTCTTTGATTTTCATTAAGTTTTCAATCAACCCATCAACTTGCTTCAATGTATATTGCTTATCATCTTCAAGCACTACATTCAAAGCATCTTTCCTATGACTGTATTTTTTAGATGAAAGTATCTGTTCCTTTGTGTATAAAGCTTCAGTTGTCTTATCTGTCTTATTTTTGGCTGACATTAAATCACCCCTTTACATTGTTATTGACAGTCAATGTTTCCATTGGGTCTGCTTTTTCAACCTGCTTATAAACAAACATGTTATATTTCACGAAGAAATGAAGAACACCATCAACTTTTTCATAGTGCATTTCAGTTCCACGAACCAAATCACCATCCAATAGGGTTATATATTCAAGGGCATCAAATAATTTAGATGCCACATCCTGAATTTCTTGATTTCCCCCATCTTTAGAAGGAAAGTAGTGTATATCAAAAGGATGTTCCCTGAAATACCTTACCCCAATCATTGGGTTTTGGGTTGGATTCAGAACAGCAATAAAAAAACAGGGTTCTTTTAATCCCTGCTTCACTGATTCACTATATATTCTTACCCCATCACCAAATACTTGGTTCAATTTGACTGAAATGCCATCAATCAAATCATTTACCATCAAAACATTCCCCCAAGTATTTCAATATTTTCTTTTCCAATATTTTGGGTGCTTGTGTTTCAAGTTCATTTGCTGAAATTGTTAGCATAAACTTTCCTGGAACCCAACCCTTATGATTTCTTGTCCTATGTCCATATTCCACATAAGAAGCATAATGAACAGGGTTGATAATTTCAATTTGATACACATCACCCACCTTTGCAACATTTAAGGAATCAACATAAGCCTTTGCCCCTGGAACTGCACCTTTCATTGCTTCTTCTTCAGTTTTAGCAGTCCAGCCCCGCCTTAATGTTCCACCAGTTTTACCACTTGAAGGTTCATATTGTCCAACAGGTGTTCTTTTAATTACCTTTGCCAATAATCTTGCAGCAAGTTCCTTTGCAACTTCTTCACAAAAGGCTTGAAAATCATCCCTTTGTAGTTTATTCAACTTTTCTTGAAGATTTTTCAACTGTCTAAAGTCACAACCGCCCCATTTTCTTGCCATTAAGCCCACCCTTTAAATAATTCCAGGGTAATTTCTTGATGATTAGTATAAACAGCAGGTTCACCACTCTTTTCATAATCCACTGTTTTTCCATTTTGAGTAACCCTTATTTTAGAACCTGCTGGAATATCAATTTCATTGGAAATAAACAGTTTTGTAACCTGAACAACTTCAGCAACATTTTGATTTTCCAATGTTTGCTTTACAGTTGCAAAAGATAGTTTACAGGGCTGGTCTGTATAAATTGGAACTTCTTCAAATTCAGTTCTTTTGGTGATTGGATTTAATCTTTCTTCCCTGATGAAAACAGAACAGGTTCCTTTCCACAACATTTGAAGTGCTTTCTTATGACCTGTCACCATTTTATACACCTGTAAGCAGCAAATTTTCCTTTTCCATAATTCATCAGGTATAAAATCAATTCATCCAATCTTTCTTCAGGGGTTTTACTACCATCACCAATAGCAAAAGTTACACTTGTGTCACCTTCATGAATTTGCTTTACTGCTGCTTCTAAATCAAACCCTTCCAATTGTCCTCTTGATTTTTTATTTAGAAGAAATTCACCAACAACCATATCAACTGCTATTTCATGAAGTTCTTTAGGAATGGTATTAATGTTGCAATCAGCTTTGATGCTATTTTCAACCTTTTGGATAAGGAATTCAATCATCCAATTATCAGCTTCAGTAACTTCATATCCAAAAGATTCAAGCCTTTTTGTTACATCTTCCAACATCATTACCACCCCTTATTTCTTTTTCTTTGTAGTTTGCTTCTTTGATGCTTCCCTCTTTTCAGGCTCTTTTATTAATTTAGTTGCTTCAGCTTTCTTGGCAAGTTTTGCTTGTTGCTCTTTTAATCTTTTAGCTTCTTCCCTTCTTCTCCTTTGAAAAGCAGTAGCACTCATATAATCACCTCACAAATAAAAAGGGGGTAGAAATTAACTATCCCCTTTCTGAATTATTTTAACTTATGCTAATTTATGCTTGAATTGCACAATACGAACATTTTTAGGCTCATATACTCTTTCCCAGTTCCTATAATCAGCAAGTTCAGCATTGCTTGGGGTTGAACCTGCAACATAAAGGTTCTTGAATTTCACCCCTCTTGGATGAAGGATAAAATGCCTTCTATTGATAAGAATGTCATCACCAGCTAAAGAATCCCTGTCAGTTTCAGTTGGAACAGGTGCTGCACCTTCACCCCAACCAAAAGCCCCTTGACCGAAGATATAAGTTGTATAAACACCGTTATCAATAGGTAATCCATCATCTTCAATTACAGGCTTACCAAGGAACCTTTTAATTGTAGGCTTCCCTTCAGAACCAGGAATAGTTTCAATAAGGTCATCTTTAGTTAATTTTGCAACAGTTGCACTGTGCATTGCAAAACCTGTAAGTTTTTCAGAACTATCCCCAAGTTTATAAATAGCATCAACAGTGGTTTTTGCATCAATAATTGCTGCATCACCAGTTTTGCTTGAAATGTCAAGTTGGTTGGTATTCATTCCTGTTGCTTCATTACCAAATATTCCTTCCAGTGTTTTCAAAAGAACAACCTGGAACCTTCTTGCCCAGTATGCAGCCACCAAGTCACCTATTGCACCCATAGGGTCATCACCTGATAAAGCTTTTGCCAAATCATTTACACTCCAAGCTTTACCTCTTGCTAACAGGGCAGCCACATCCTGATTAGCTGTAATTTTTCCAACAGTCAATGCTTCAACATCAGATAATACTTCATCATCACCATCTAAATCTTCCCAAAATGGCATGTTAATTAATTTACCACCAGCTCTTGCAAGGGCATCTAAAGCTTCATTCCTTGCAATTATTCCGCTTTGGTAAAATGCAGATAATTCTGCTGTTCTCTCAACAACATAAGGATTAAATACTTCTGGAACTATAACATCAGCAATAATAGTTTTTGTTACACTCATTATATTTCACTCTCCTTAATAATTAATTACTTTTTGCAGCAGCTTGAAGCTGTCTTGCCAGTTCTGGATTTTCTCTTAAAATCTTACCTTGTTCAGTAAGGTTAAAATGTTCCTTTGACCAAGGATTTTTACCAGTAGGAATTCCGTCAATGGATTCCCCAGGCTTAAATCCCTTGAACTGTTGCTTATTTGAAGATTGAATGTTAAAAAGGAACTTGGAATCTTCATTTTCCTGCAACTGCTTAATCTGTTCATCCAATCCTTTCACATTACCATCTTCATCAAGTTCAACACTTTCAAGGTCAAGTAATGCTTTGGTTGCTTTGATGTTCTTTGCCCCTGAAGCAATCAATTTCTTTTCAACTGCATTATTAAGTCTTATTTGCTTCAATTCAGCTTCATATTTTTCTTTTGCAGCTTTATTTTCCTTTTGCAGCTTTTCAATTTCTACTTTTAATCCTTCAGCATCAATTTTCTTCAATGCTTCAAGCTGTTCATCCCTGGTTTTAATATCCTTTTCAAGCTGCTTTTTAGCTTCATTCACTTCATCAAACCTTGCTTTTGGAATAAAACCTTTAAGTTCTTCTGCTGATGCTTCAGCAACCTTTTGTGCCATTTCTTCACTTAATCCAAGTTTAATTAAATCTTCTTTTTTCATATTCAATCCATCCTTTCATCTTCACTTTTTAACCTGGTCGTGACCAGTGATGTCCTGTTCTTTAACGTCTTCAGTACCGAAAAGACGATATTATTTTAATGAATCAATCTTTGCTTGAATAATAGCAATATAATCTTCATCACTTGAAACCCTGATATGGCTTTCTAATAACCAAATACTATTAGTTTTAGGAAGAAGGTTTCTTTCAACATTCTGTTTTACCACATAAGCAATTTCACATTTTTGAACATGAGTATGTTTTTCAAAATTTTTTGGATTGTAAACAATATAAGAATCATCAAATCGTGATTTCTTGACTTTTAACAACAAATCACCTTCTTCAGGTTTTCATATCAATCACCCCTCAAATTAACCCAAGAAAAAAGCACTTGCATTTCTGCAAGTGCTTAATTTTTTGAAAGTTAATTTTCAATACACTATATCATCAATATCATAAGTTGGAATTTTACCAATATCACCTTCAGTTTTAATTTCTATTGGTGAATCATCAAAGAATGTATTTTCAAGTACACTATAAGCTGCTAATAAACTATTTTCAGGTGGATAATATGTTCCACCTAATGCAG